GACTTGGACGAATGACGTATAAAGAATTTGCTAGCTCTTGTGTCTTTGAGCCATGAGGGGCAAGAGCTGGATTTTTTAAAAACAAGTTGGAGGAATTGAAGATGATGGAAGAGTTAAAGCAAAAAGTTAATGAAGTATACAACTGGACGGTAGAAGACGGTAAACCCAAACCTCCCAAGCAAGATTTACCACAAGCAGTGAAAGACCGGGTGGACTATTTTTGGGAAATGGCAGAAGATGGTATGACATTTATGGGAGCGATGGAATGCATCTTCGCTGATGAAAAGCCTACCGACTATGATTTGGGAGCTACTAAGGGTTGGTTGCCAAAATCTAAGGAGTTTGATGATTGGGTTGGCTATTCGCCAAGCATGGCTCAAGTAGTTATTGCAGTTTATTTGATTTATGGAGGAAACTAA